ATCCATAGTTATGGATTCACCAGCAGTTAGGTGATGGGGTTCTTCAAATGTACATGTTATAACAACACCGGTTCTTCTATAGGAACCTGATAAGGATACTGTTGCATCATCAGCAATATCTCTAATTCTTGCAGGATATAAAGTTCCTAAAGAATTAAAATAAAACTTTGTTGATGAAACTGAATGTTCTTCAATTTTATTTGCAATTTTAATTTTATTAGATAATCCAACTTCTAGAGTAGGTGTTAATCTTTTCTCTATAGTAACCTCTGTAGTATTACCCAAAATTGATGTTTTAGAATCATCTATTGCTGCTGTTAATTTTGATAGGGAGAAATCATCCCCAAAACTACCCAAATTAGTATTGAAATATGAATTTACTGCTGCTAGTACAGCAGTTTCAATATCAGCAGATCCTTCGTTTGTTGTATTTGGATTATATTTAACTGCAGTTGTAAAACACATATAAAATACATCTGGATCAATAAACTCAGGAGTTATTGCCATAACTCTTTTCTTTTTTATATCTGTTAGAATAGTATTTTTTCTTGTTGTAGTAAGATATTGAGCAGTCTTTGGTAGAACAGAAATAAACACTTTTCCATATTGAGGAGGATCATTATCTTCACCACCCCAAATAGAGACTGCATCGATATAATTATAATTTCTCTTCAAGAAACTTTCATAATCATATTTTGAAACTAATCTATTCTGAGCAGAAGCTGCTTTAGGAGCATTGAATCGTATTTCATCTATTGTTTCAGCTTCTTGTCCAGAGGTTGATTTTGTTTGTGTTGTTACTGTTACACCAGTGTAAGAACCTCCAGTTAGTGAACCAGAGATTGAAAAACTTTGAGATACTTTATCAGACACATTAGCGTCTGTTCCAACTGTTACAAGATATTCTATAGTAACAGTATTACCTGTTGTTAGTTTATAACCTAGTACACCATCACCAAAATAAATTTGGTATTGATTATTTGTATTTTGTTCTAAGTAATAAACTTTACTCTCTTCAGTTATTTCAGTAATATCACCATCAAATTGTGTATAAACTGTACTTGTTGAACCTGAAGCCACATCCTGTACAGTTACTCTAATTGTTGTAGTATCTACATTTATATTTGGAATTATAAATTTTTCTGAAGGACCAGGAGTTGCTCCAACAGTAAATTTATTGGAAATATAAGTGCCTTCATAAACATCCAATCCATCATAAGAATATTCTCCACCAACTGGTATAATTGTTGCTGGTTCTAAATTATAAAAAGTATAAGAAGAACCATTTATAGTACTAGTAAATGCAGTAAATCTATCTATTAAAAGTGTTGATGGAGCTCCCGATACTCCTTCTACTAATAAATTAATTTTTGCTGAGGAAGAACGAATAGAACGAGGTGTATAATTTAAAAGTTTTGATAAAGAAACAACTGATTCTTTTTTAACAGCAGAATCTATGAACATTTCATTTAATGCCATATTGGCATAAAAAGCATTATAATGTGTATTATAAGCTAAAATATCAAGAAGAATTGATAAACCAGAACCTTCAAAATCATAATCAGTAAATTCTGTTTGACTTTGAAGGTATGTTTTTAGATTTTGTTTTATCGTATCAAAATCTAATTCTGTAACTCTTAAACTATTTGCCATTATCTCACTCTTGTTAGAAAGGTTGTAATTGATAGAGGTTTTTCACTGTTTACTGGTTTAAATTCTACAGTTATAGCAATCTCATTTGCATCATCTGTTTCTGCTATTCTAATGTCTAATATTTGTGCTCTTGGTTCATATGTTACTATAGTTGTTTCAATACTTTTCTTTATTAACTCCGCTGTTATTGGAGTAAAATTTTCAAATAAAAGAGCAGCAGCTTGTGAACCTATTTCAGGGTGAAAAGGTCTTTCATAATTTTTAGTTAGAATAAGATTTTTAATTGCATTTTTAATTGCATCCTCGTCGAAGTGTTTATTTACATCTCCGGTAACTGGATGGGCACCAAATGCAAGATTTAAATCTTTAAATGTTCTTACTTTTCTGTTTACTATAGTAGCCATTTTTATTATTTATTACTTTTTGGTAATTGTTTTTATTTCTTCTCTAAGTTCAGCTATTTGAGACATTAATTTATCATTAGCTAATTTCAAATCTTTAATAGATTCAACTAAAAGACCTACAAGATTTGGATAACTAATACCCAAATATTCATTTCCCGCATCTATTACCTCTGGTACATGTTCCTGCACTTCCTGTGCTATCATACCAATCTTTTTCTGACCGGTTTGTTTAAGTGTATAATGCACACCCCTTAAATTGCAAACAGTACTTAAAGCATTACTAATTGTAACAACATTTGATTTTAATCTCAGATCTGAAGCTGATATTACATCTCCAGTAGCATATATGTTACCTACTGAATATAATCCATAAGCACCTTCTCCATAAACACCATATATGCTATATCCAACGTAACCATAAGAGCCAGTATTTGTATTAAATCCAGCTGCCCCAGCACCTGTAGGATTAGCTGTAGTACCATAAACTCCATAGCTGCTAGCAGATCCATAAACTCCATACGCAGGAGCTGAACCATAAACACCATATGTGTTACCATAACCCATATAACCAAAAGATTGCTCACAAATACCATAAACTGCTATATTGCCACTTCCGGATGTTTGACCTTGAACACCGATTGAGGCCCCGGAACTAACTTTTGTACCACCTTGACCTAATAATCCTATACCTTGATAAGCAGAATATCCAATGCTTCCAGATCCTTGATGTTCAGCTCTAACTGCAATATTTGATCCCGTGACACTACCGGTAACACTACCATAAAGTCCAACTGAAAATGCACTATTAGCTGATCCACCCACTCCAAAAACACCATAACTAGTATCTGTACTTGAGAGATAATAACCTAAGTGTCCTGTTGATGTAGATCTTACATGTTGTCCAAAGACACCCGAGTTTGCTGAACCACCGGGTGTTAGTCCTGAAACTCCTCTAGATATTGAAACACCTTGGGATGGTCCAAAACCATAAACACCTTGATTTAAGTAACCTAACCAACCTTGTCCAAGAGTAGTTAAGTTTGTACCATAAACTCCGACATTGGAATTTCCACTACTTGCTTGTCCCCAAACACCAATTGCTTGCCCACTACCTACTGAAGTTGTTCCACCTATACCATAAACACCCACACCATAATCAGATAATTCATAATTTACATAAGTTTGAATATTTTTAGTTGAATTTGTAACTTGTAATTTAGCTATAGGTGTTGTTTGTCCTATACCTACATTACCTGATGCATCTATACGCACTCTTTCTAAATTATTTGTAAAAAATCCCATTGGTACTGCTAATGGAGATTTTAAGCCTGTAGAATCAAAGCGTCCAAATACTTCTAAGCTAGTTGCATAATTGTGATTTAAAAATAATTTTGAACCACCACCAGAACCCCCTACGGGCCCAGCTTCAACAATTATAGCTTTAGTTCCACCAGGGGCAGTATAGGCAACATTACCTAAAGTAAAAGTACCATCAGATTGTAATCTCATACCTGTATTTTCAGAACCTAACCAGCCAAATACAATATTAGCTAAACCAGACTTATCTAATCTTAGTTGTAAATCACCATTGGAAGCAGTACCAAATGCTGGGAATGTTCCAATATAAGCATTAGATGTTCCATCAGATTTAAGCAACGCTATCTGTGAAACCCCAGCTTCTTTTATTGTTAAGTGATGTGATGGTGTAGATGTTCCAATTCCTACAGTTCCATCAGCAGCAACAACAAATGGAGTAGCATCTGGGTTTGTGCTATCTTCAACAAGAATAGCATTTCCAGAACCTCTTTGAGTTACTCTAAGTGCTGATACTGAAGAATTTACATCAATTATACCAGATTGTGTTAAAGTAACATTACCAAATACAGGAGAAGAATTTATTGTTACATTTTGATTAACATTTGGAGTAGTTACAGTTATTACTAATGAAGTACTTGATGGTGCTAATATAGCATTTGCTATTCCAGTTGCATCTCCGATTAAGGCAATATTGGCAACTGGTCTGTTTGTAACATTTGCATAATTATAATCTATTGGGGTAGATGTAGCAGAACTTAATCTACCCCACTGATTTACAGTGAATGTACCAACCGCAGTACTATTACCATATGATCCGGAAGTTACACCTGTAGCTTGAAGTGTTATATTTGGTATTGCACCTTCACCAGTTAATCCTGAAATTATAACACCATTTCCACTTAACAAGTTTGCTACGTAAGGACCGGTTGTATAGGTACCTAGTACAACTGAATCTGGTTGAATAGTTGTGGTTATTGTTATAGTATTACTAGTTACATCTTGAAGAATGGCATTTGCAGAACCTGTCACATCACCTGTTAAGATAACATTGATTTGTGGATCTGGTTTGTTAACTATAGTCAACCAATCAGAACCAGCACCACCAACACCAGGAATTTCTACGTTACTTACACTAGTAATTCTACCCCATTGATCTACTGAAAATACAGGAACAACATTTGATGCACCATATGTTTTTGCTGTTACACCTGTTGGAGATAGAGTGATATTTGGAACAGCACTTTCTCCGGTTAAACTAGTAAGTACTATACCGTTACCACTTAATAGATTTGCTACATACGGTCCTACTGTATGAGTTCCAAGAGTAACAGAGTCAGCAGCTATTGTTGTTGCTATAGACAGCAAAGTGGTTGTTGGTGTTAGCAATGCATTTGCTGAACCCGTTATAGTACCCGTTAATGCTATATTAGCAACTGGTCTGTTTGTAACATTTGCATAATTATAATCTATTGGAGTAGATGCTGCAGCAGTTAATCTACCCCACTGATTTACAGTGAATGTGCCAACTGCTGTACTATTACCATACGATGCGGCAGTAACACCTGTAGCAGATAATGTAATGTTTGGAACATTAGCCTCTCCGCCGGTGTTATTTAAGACAATAATACCATTACCACCAACAACATTAGCTACGTAAGCTCCCGTTGTGTCAGTGCCTAAAGTTATAGAATCTGCTGCAATTGTAGTTGCTATTGTTAATAATGTAGTTGTTGGTGTTAATACAGCATTTGCAGAACCCGTTACATCTCCAGTAAGTATTATATTTGCAACTGGTCTATTTGTTATATTTGTATAGTTTGTATAATATAAACTATCCTGTCCATCTAATAAGTCTGCATCTAGTCCAGACCCAGTTCCACCAACATTTTTAATACTGTTAAGTAGATTAACATTTGAAACTGCACCAACAAATGTTCCTACAGAGGTTACATTTGCCGCAATTGTTGGAGTAGCACCCTCACCGGTTAAACCGGTTAATGTAATACCAGATCCTTGTACTAAATTAGCAACATAGGCACCAGTAGTATCTGTTCCTAATGCAACTGAATCAGCAGCAATTGTAGTTTGAATTACAAAAGAATTGCTAGCTAGATCCTGAAGTGTCATTACATTGGAACCAGTAATATCTCCAGCTAAGGTAATTGTTATTGTAGGATCTGGCTTATTTGTAATATTTGCCCAGTTAAAATCTATAGGTAATACTGTAGCAGAACTTAGTCTACCCCAAGTGTCTACGGTAAATGAACCAACTGCTGTACTATTACCGTATGAACCAGCTGTGACTCCTGTAGCAATTAGTGTAATATTTGGAGTAGCACCCTCACCGGTTAATCCTGAAATTATAACACCATTTCCACTTAATAAATTGGCAACATATGCGCCTGTAGTATCTGTACCTAGTGCTACAGAATCTGGCTGAATAGTTGTTGAAATGGTCAATAATGTTGTTGAGGAAGTTAGTATAGCATTTGCAGAACCAACTATATCTCCTGTTAATGCTATATTAGCAACTGGTCTATTTGTAACATTTGCATAGTTAAAATCAATTGGTAAAGTGCTTGCGCTAGTAATTCTACCCCATTGATTTACAGTAAAGGTTCCTACAGCAGCTGAATTTCCATAAGTACCAGATGTTACTCCCGTAGCTAATAAAGTAATATTTGGAGTAGCACCTTCACCAGTTAATCCTGAAATTATAACACCATTTCCACTTAACAAGTTTGCTACATAGGCACCAGTTGTATCGGTGCCTAAAGCAACTGAATCAGCGGCAATTGTTGTTTGAATAGTGAAACTGTTACTATTCAAATCTTGCAAAGTCATTACATTAGAACCAGTAATATCTCCAGCTAAAGTAATTGTAATTGTTGGATCTGGCTTATTGGTTACATCATTCCAATTTGGAGTAATTGTAGCATTTGAAGCAGAGGTTATTCTACCATAAGTATCAATTGTTAGTATTGCAGATACTGATGCATTTCCATAAGTACTTGCAGTAACACCCGAAGGCGATAATCTAATGTCTACTTGTTGTCCATGACTTCCGTCATTACCAAATAATGAAACTCCACCAGTAGAATTGGTAATACCCTGAACATATGCTCCGGTTGTTTGTGATACTATGCTTAAAATAATATCTACATTTGATGAAGATGTTATTCTACCCCATTGATCAACAGTATGAACTGGACTCATAGTTGCATTACCATAAGAGCCTGCAGTTACTCCTGTTGCTTGCAATGTGATATTAGGAGTAGCACCTTCACCCGTTAATCCGGAGATAGTGATACCGTTTCCGCTAAGTAAATTAGAAACATAAGGACCAGTTGTATCTGTTCCCAACGCAACGGAATCTGGCTGAATAACAGTTGTAATAGTTATTGTGTTACTTGTAATATCAGCTAGTATTGCATTTCCTGATCCAACAACATCCCCATTTAAAATAACATTTATTTGTGGATCTGGTTTGTTAACAATAGTCAACCAATCTGAACCAGCTCCTCCAACACCTGGAATTTCTACGTTACTTACACTAGATATTCTACCCCATTGATCAACTGTTATAACAGGAATTATATTTGAGGCACCATATGTTTTTGCTACTACACCAGTAGGAGCTAAAGTTACATTGGGAACTACGTTCGCGGTTCCGTTTGCCCCCACAACTGCAATTCCATTACCACCTAGAATATTACCTAAATATCTAGATTGAATTGTTGTGGTTATGGTAACAGTATTGCTTGCTAAGTTTGGAAGTGTAGCACTAGCAGATCCTGATAAATCACCAGCTAAAGAAACTGTTATGACTGGACTACTAACAACATTGATTTGTACAACAGCATTCTCAGAGCTATCGTTACCGAAAAGAGCAATACCAGATCCTGCAACTATATTACCTACATATCTACCAAAGGTATCTACACCCAATTGAACGGTATCTGCTCCAAAGGTAGTATTGATAGTTATTGTGTTACTATTTAAATTATTTAAAATAGCATTACCAACACCAACAACTTTACCTTGTAGTACTACATCAATTTGGGGACTACTGTTTACAGAACCCGTGGATATATTACTGTTTAATCGAGTATCGATTATTATAATATTGTTGGGCTGTAAAGAACCATCTGGCAATCTTTTTGATAGAATAATGTTTGCATTACCTAGAACGTCTCCTGAGAAGATTACGTTTATAGGTGCTTCGACATTAATAGAAGCTAAAACTTCTTGCCAATTACTTCCTTGAAGGCTTAAATCTGACATATTAGGCTAAATTTATGAATTTGTTACGAGCATATACTTGGTGATCTTTGAATGTGGCATAAGGCAAAGGATGTTTTTGCCCAGACTTATCGAATGCAATATGTATCCATGGATTTCTAGCTCCTCCGCCATACTCTAGTAGTATTTGTTTATAAGGAACATTCTCGGCAATCCATTGAACAATTGTATAGTAATCTGTAGCAGTTGCCTTGGTAAATTGTATATCAGCTGCCATGCCAGTGCCATGATCTGATGTTGTATACTGCTTATCCAATCTAAATGCATTCGTTACAAACATATCCGGATATGTTTCTTTTATTTTATCAAGACAATTAACAGCAAGATTTTTAAGATTACATGTGATTTGTGCTGGAGTTAAACCTCTGTTCTCTACTACTTTTTGTTTTACTACAACAGCACGAGATGATAATTCCCCAAGATTAAAATACTTTGATAATTTTAAACTATCTGGGAATTCATTGAAAGAATTAAACTCAGTACAATCACAATTAACATTTGAGGCAACTGATGCGGCAGGTTCTGCCGTACCAGATTCTGTTGGTGTGGTTGGTACCACTTCACCAGATTGAACTTGTTGTTGGTGAATTTGTTCTGAACCGGGTTCACCAGCATCTAATCTGTATGCATTTGGAGTACAATCTGGTCTATTCAATGGTTTAATATCTATTTCTTCTATTGTCTTTGCTTCTGGAGCATCACTCAAACTATTTGAAGAAGCAGAGTCAGCAAGTTTATCATCAACTCTAATTTGTCCTCTCGATGAATTAACATCAATATAAACATTTCTACCAATGATATTGGTATTATCTGCAGCAGTTTGTTTGTAAGCAGAACCTACACTTAAATCTACATTTTCTTCTGTAGTTAAATTAAATGCTCTTGCTTTAATATTGAATGTACCTCCACTATTCATATTAATATCACTTGCAACATTAACATTTAAAGATTTGTTAACAGTTGCAGTTGCATCTCCGTATACTTGTAGATTGACATCATTTTTAACTAGTATTTGTGTAGCACCCTCTACCGTTAACTTATAAGCACCTCTGACAAACAAATTATCATTGTGCTCCATAATCTCATAATTATCACCCATAACCTTACGAACCATGGAACCATTCATATCAATCTCCATATAAGTTCCCTTCTTATGGTAAATATGAATACGTTCTTGACCCTTTGTATTATCAAACTCTACTAGATGTCCTGCCTCTGTTTGGTAGGTGAAATTGTAAGGATAAGTAGCACAGTAAGCTGGTTTTGGTTCATCCCAAGATCCATTTACAGTTGGTATGTTTTCTCTTATATTCTTTATTCGTTTTGCAATTGGAGTTTCTGTAATATCTCCAACAGCAAGTTTATTTGTATCTGGTAAATTATTATACTCACATTTTGGAAATTCATTATTTGGATCAGCAAATGCAGGAGCTTTTGTAGTACTCACATCATTTAGTGCACCAGCTGGATTAACATATGGTGGAATTTTTGCATCTTCAGATGCAGTAGCAACTAAAGGAACCTCTGAACCAACTGCATTTGCACCTAAGTCATAATAAGTTTTTCCTGTTGTACCATTACCATCTTTACTGTCATTACCTCTTGCAAAATTTGTGGCACCACCAGCACCCAATAAATGTGAAGTAGCTAATAAGCCAGCAACTTTACCTGGGGGATCATTTGTAGTTATAGTACCATTCTTGAGTAATATATTATAATTGAACTTCAAGTTCTCAAACATTATTTTTTCTTGAACTTGAGGGGAATTAAAATAAGCTTCTTTTGAACTTAAACCATCCTTTCCTGTCCATTTTGAAGGATCATTGAGAACTTCATTTGATAATGAACCAGATTTTACATATCCCAATGTAATTAATGCAGGCGCGCCGAATTGATATTTACCAATGTAATTTGCTCTGTTTGTTGCTGTATAGTTTTGAACTCCACCTGCCACAGAACTTGATTCTTTGAAACCAAGTGCATTCATTAACTTTTGTATTTGTTCTTGTGTTAGTGGTGGTAGAGTTGAACTTATAGCAGATGTTGGATCAGTTGTTGTTTCTGATGCTACAACAACTGCATTGCCTTGACTATCTAATACAGGAGAACCATCGGATGCTCTTAAAACATTTTGAGGGTTTAGAGTCTCTTGTGTTTTTTGAATTTGACATAATTTGTTTGCTTGTGATATACCACCAATTGTTCCCATAACAACTGGCTGTTGCATATCATCCCCATCGATGAAGAATCCAATACACCAAGTACCTGGTAATAATCCTAAGGGAGAAGAACCTAAACCAGACATTGCAGCTGATGTTGTTGGCTGCATAGGAATTGCCCACGGTAAATCTGTTGTGGGTAAAATTTCCTTATCGTCAGAATGAATTCCTATTATTCTTACTCTGACTCTACCTAATTTTTCGGGATCATCTCTATCTTCTACAACACCAACCCACCAATTAAAAATATTATTTACTAGCATTTAAAAATCTTCTGTTATGATGGCTTCACCATCTTTTATTATTTCCATAGACATGATATGAGATTTTAAATTTATCTTATGTCTAATTGCCGTCACTAAATATGACCCACTATATTTTGGATCATATGCCATACCAGTTGCTGTTTCATCTTGTGTATTTGTTGGATATAAAAATTCTATCATTGAACCTGCTTCCATATCCATTCTACCAGGAACTGTAATATTTAAAACATAATTTGATAACTCTGCTAATTTTGATCTTCTATTACCATAAATCTCCGGTACTTTCTCCGTATAGTTATTCTTAAAATCAGAGAACAAACTTTTATTTACTGGAAAAAATTTAACATGGGTAGCAGGATTTCTTAAAGTATCTTCAGCAAAGAATGGTACTGTGGTGCTATCTGAATGAGTATATCTGTCATAATTAGCAAGATAATCATAATCTATTACATCATATTTTTTTGATATTAAATCTAGAGAAAGTGCTCTATTTGCGAGATAACCTTCAGTATAATTCTTTACATAGTCGGTTGTTTTCTCAACTTTAAAATCTTGCACATGGAATAGCTTTTGTAATACTTCTTTAGGTTGCCTAATATTTGGAGGAAAATAAATATATGTTCCTTTGATTAAATTATTGATCAGAGATTGACTATAAATTTGTTCAATGTTACCAAAATAGAACGCCTGTAGAGATTCCCAGAATAAAAAATCACATGCTGATCCATCAACCGGAATAGATTTAGACGCTATCCAATTTATACATTTTGAAGGACTCCAGCCGGGACTTATAAATTTGAAAGAGTTTTGTACCTCATTTAAAATATAAAGTGGTGTTGTCTCTTGTGATTCTTTAAGTACACCTCTCTCACCTTCCTCATATGTTCTTGGAGTCTCTAAGAAATTAAGAAATATTTCTGAAACTATATCTGTACCCTTTCCCTTAAATGGTTTGTAAAGGGGAGTTAACATATCAGCTATAGCTTCAAAGGAACAGAAATGTAGAGTATAGATTTGTGTGTTATTATCTAACACAGTGTTTCTATCTGAGATAGAGATTACTCTAAATGTTTTAGATAATCCTTTATCTAGAGAAGGAGTACTTAACTTGAGAACGATGTATTCTTCACCAATTATATTTAGTGAAGTTATTATATTTCTTTTATCGCTGAGTTGAATATACCCATGGAGGAAATTTGAAAACACATCTTCAAAAATGCTCATCTCTACTAAATAGTCAGTTAGGTCAACCACATATTTTGTTGTTGATACTAGTGCTATTTGCTCTATGTGTATATCACCTGCGTATTCTAAATTTTCCTCAGACATTTATAATCTTTTCAAACTCTTGATTAAGTTGAGCAACATATTGTGGTTTTAGAATTTTTATTCTACGCTTAGTTTCATTGATATTTATTTCATAATCCATGTTTGAAATAGAAACCTTATTTGGAAAATTTTCATCATCAAAATCTACAATCGTACTATCATCTATATCTGCTTCATAATGGTGAGTTGCATAAATTTCTTCATCTGTCTCTCCATATTTGTTTCTTGCATATCTGACTAGTTGTTCTTGAGTCAAAGGCCATTCAAATCTAGGATCAATAATATCATTCATCAGTAGAATAATCCAATGATATTCTGTACTACCATATAAATTATATGCTAAAATTTCAGGAGTATCTGACTCCTGAATATCATATTCATCAAATATCGAAAAATTGGTTTTAATGTAATTTTTAATAGCAACACGTTTTGTTATATCTGTTACTATAGTAAAGTTTACATTGTCGCTGGCAAAGACACCAGTAAGAGGAAATTTTGAAAAATAGCCCATTAGTATCCCTTAACAATTCTTTCCTTGGTTAGAAGTTCTAGTTCCTGGAATTTAAGAGAAAGATTAATTTCTGCTGGTTCACCATTTTTAAATGACATAAAGTAATCTCCACCATATACAACAGACATATCTTTCAAAACACAAGTACTTATTTTATTGATAAATTTATTCTCTGCTCCTGAGAAATAATAAACTATATCAAATTCTGAAGGATAAACGTAAAACATTTTACCCTCTGATAATTCTGGATGCATGTGAAACTTGAATAAATCTATTATACGTTTAATATTGTATACTTCATCCTCTGATTTGGGTAGGAATGTATATTTGAATTCAAATTCTCGTGGGTTTATTGCTTTGAATATTGTTTCTCTAAAAGGATTTGTTTGTACTCTACCACCAGCCATTAATAAATCTTTGGGTGATGGTGCACCCAATAATTGAGATGCAAGAGCAACTTTTGGTATGCCAGCCGCAGTGGCACCAATAAGTGCCATTGATTCTTTACCTGTTGCAGATGAAAGGGAATCTGTTATAGAACCACCACCAGCTAAGGCTTCTCCTAAACCACCAAGAATACCCATATCTAATTTATCATAATCAACAGAGTATCTAACTGATGGGGGAGTTTGCATGTGTAGAACTATTGCATCTACTATTCTTCTTGGAGTATCGACAGTAAATGCATTGGTGATATTATCTAAACCACTAATTGCTGCTTTTGTTAAACCATAAGTTGCCGCACCAGCAGCTGCAGCACCACCAAGAGCAATAGCTCCTCTAGCAACTTTTTTACCTGCTAACAATCCCTGAGCACCTTTAACAGTTGCTCCAGATTTTATAGAGGAAGAAATTATTTTCTTTACCTCTGCACCACTTAGAGAAGTAACCTTGTTCAATTTTGACAAAGCAGATGCTGCGGCGGATAAACCTACTAAAACACCAGTTCCCTCGCGAGCAGCAGTACTAATCGATTGGGAAGTTCCTCTATTTTGAGAAGAACCTGAAACATCCACATCAACTGCAGTGGTTGGTTTAAATTTGGTTTTTCCGCGCACATTTACGTAAAAGGTTACGTAATGTTGTAAATCTGCAGACCTTGTAACATCAGAGGGATAAGCATATTGACCTACGGTATAACTACCACTAGCATCTAGAGATAATTGTCCGGGTCGGTATTTTTCATCATTATAGCTTTTACCCAGAACTTGCTCTGTGTTAAATTTTTCAATCGGAGATGTTTTATTGGTCATGGGAATAAATAATAGTTGTATTAATTATTTATATGTTATGAACAAAAATACTTATAAGGGCAAGTATAGAGTAAAAAATCCAAAAAAATATAGAGGAGATCCTCTAAATGTAACTTATCGTAGTTCTTGGGAGCTAAAATTTATGAATTGGTGTGATTCCAATGATTCTATTTTAGAATGGGGATCGGAGATAGCAATAATTCCATATTTTTCCCCGGTTGATAAGAAAGTACATAGATATTTTGTGGATTTTTATGTAAAGGTTAAAACGAAAAACAATGTTATCGAAAAATATTTAATAGAGATAAAACCTTTACGCTATACAAAAGAACCCACAAAACCAAAAAGAGTAACAAAGCAATTTATAGAAGAAGTTTTCACCTACGAAATAAACCAAGCAAAATGGAGAGCCGCTAGAGAATTTTGCGAGGATAGAAAAATGAAATTTATAGTATTAACGGAAAAAGAATTAAATGTCTAATATTTTTGATAAATTAAGAGTAAATCCCGGAGATGTAGATAAATCTATTTCTTGGTATAAAAAGGAAATATCAAAATTAAGCTCTAGAGATGTATCTCGCTCTAGTTTTTTTGCCTCTAAAGATAATCTAACATCTAGATTATACCCTGGGCAACTTTATCTCTTTGCATATGATCCAAAACATAAAAATACTTTACCATACTACGATACATTTCCTCTATTATTTCCATTTAGAAAATTGAATGATGGATTTATTGGATATAATCTACATTACCTTCCTCCAGTATTAAGATTTAAGATAATGGGAGTTTTAATGAATGTACAACAATCTAAAAACTCTGCAGAGAGAAAATTGGCATATTCTTATGGTATTTTAAATTCAAGTTCATTAGAGAAATACTTTGCCCCCTGTATTAAGCGTTACTTGTCAGAACATCTAAGAAGCTATTTCTTTGAGATTCCATATGAGTCATGGCTTCCAGCAGCTTTATTACCAACAGAGAATTTCGTAAAAGCTAGCAAAGCTAGAGTATGGAGAGATTCCACAGGAGCTTAAATGGCAGAATCAAATTTCAATATAGATTATTTCAGACAGACTGCATTTAGAAAGAATCTAGCTAGAAAAAATAGATTTGAAGTAATGTTACCTTTTATTGAAGAAAATGGTTCAGAGGGTAATAGACTAGTTTCCGCATTCTGTCAAACCTCATCTTTTGCTCCTCTCTCTATAGAGAACAGAAGCATGAGAATTCAAGGTCCAGCTTACGTCAGAGGTATGAATGTAAATTATGGAGGATCTATTCCATTTACTTTCTTGGTGGATACTGATTTTGATGTACATCGCTACTTTCAAAGTTGGGCTAAACTAATAATAGAGCCATCAACTTTCTCTGTAGGATATTTTAATGACTATGCTAAAGACATTGAAATATTTCAATTGGATGAAGATGATATAGTTACTTTTAGTATGACACTAAAAGATGCATTTCCTACTAATATAGGCATGCTTGAATTAAATCAAAGTGCTATTAATGAGTTTCATACATTAGCAGTTTCATTCACATATAGATATTGGGAAACTGCTCAAATCGTAAATTCAAAACTAACGATTCCAGAGATCTCGGGTCCTGGTTCAAAACTTATTTCGTTAGAGTCTACTCTAGCAAAAGCTTCTTCGGGGATGCAGGAGGCAGCTAAGATAGCTTCAAATGCTAATTTTATTAATAACAAAGCGGGTGCTGCTGTTGGATTCATTCGCTCTAAATTTACTAATGGTTCATGATGATAAGGAAAAATAATGTCTTTACCAAAACTAAATACGCCAATATACGAACTAGTTCTGCCATCTTCAAATAAACACATAAAATTTAGACCCTTTCTAGTAAAGGAATATAAAACATTATTGATGCTTAAGGATGCAAATGATTCAGAGGCAATCAATATTATTGAAGATCTTGTTGATGTTTGCACATTTAATAAACTAAATATTATAGAGCTTCCAAGTTTTGATCTAGAGTATATTTTTTTAAATATTAGAGCAAAATCTGTAGGTGAGAGTATAGATTTATTTGTTAAATGTGAGTGTGGTAACAATATTGAATACTCTTTGAATATTTTAAATTTAAATGTGAAAAAAGAAGAGAATCATACAACTAGAATAATGATTGATGATTCTATTGGTATAGAGATGAGGTATCCTCGATTTAAAGATACAATGTCCACTTATACAAATAAAAATGATACAGATAGTATGAACATGGTTTTTAATTCAGTTAAAGCTGTTTATACAGCAGATGAGTATACTGAAATTACGGTAGATAACAGAAAAGAACTAGAAGAGCTTATCTATTCAATGACGAATGAGCAATTTGCTAAGATAGAAGAATTTTTTGAAAAAATGCCAAAACTTATTCATGAAGATGATGTAGCATGCACAAAATGTACTGCAATTAATCATGTAAGATTGGAGGGTCTACAAAATTTTTTCGTCTAGCAATCGCGAGAGATTCCCTTGAGGAATATTATAAAACCAATTTTGCACTATTACAACATCACAAATACTCACTCTCCGATTTAGAAGATATGTTGCCATGGGAAAGAGATGTTTATGTTATGATGCTAGCTCAGCATATAAAAGATGAAAACGACAAACTAAGAGAGCAACAACAAAGAAGAAAGTACAGCTAATGGAAGATATTCTCTCAACGAATCCCTTTAAGGTATTAGGGTTAGATCAATGGGCAACAGATGCAGATATTAAATCTGCATACAGAAAACTTATAGGCAAATGGCATCCGGATAGAAACTCCGATCCCAATGCTGTTGAGTATTCTCAAAAAATTCTTGATGCTTTTGAGAGAATAAAGAAGATAAGAGCAGCAAAAATAAGTAGTCAACAACAATTTAATCAATCAACAAATGTTGTTAGACGAACACCAGCAGCTGAGGAAAGTAAAAAAGAACAAAAATTACTTCTAACTCCACCGCAAATCCAATCAACATCTAAAGCAATTAAACCAATTGCTTCTGAGGAAGTACCTCAGATTACAAAGACTACAAATGCTGTAGCGCCTGTGCCGGAAGTAATGCAGGACATTCCGATGCTGCCAGCACCAAAAGAAGCTGCTAAAAAGAGTAAAGGTTTTTGGAGTTCATTTGCAGAGGGTTTAGGTAGTCCGTTTAAGAACAAATATGATGATAAACCACAGGAGGGAATACCAGACACATTTGCTAGAATTTTAGGTATACCTACAGCAGATAAAATCTCTAAAATGAGTGAAGATGAGAAACCTAAAGATGAAAAAGATGAAACAAAAGCTAGTTCTAAAGGTAAAGATATTCCTGGTGCAACAAAAGATACATCTAAGTTATTTAAATTATTATTGGATGAAACAAAAGCTATTAGACGGTCAATTAGAAATATAGAGAAGTTTCTTTCTCCAAATGGTAGTACCTCATCGTTCAAATTTGCAGAATCTTCACCTCAAACATCTACAGTAAAAGAAGCAGCAAAAGTTGCAGCTGATGTTAGCCAACTAGATGAAGAAACTGATGGATTTGATATTCCTGATGTACCATCTTCTGGAGGTTCAATTTGGCAAAAAACAAAAAATCTTGGTAAGAAAGCTTGGGGTGGAATAAAAAATATTGGTAAAAAAGCCTTTAACTTTTTAAAAGGACCAGGTGGCAAGATTCTAGGTGGAGTGGGTGCTGGTTTAGTTGGTGCTTATACAATGTACTCCGGTTTGAAAGAGAATGATGCTGAGATTGAGAGTAAGAAACAAGAGCTAAATGCTGCTTTAGAGTCTGGTGAAATAACCAAAGACGAATATGAATCTCAAATGAATGATTTGAACAAACTAAGTAAAGAGAAGAATGGTAGTACAATAGGAAGTGGAATAGGTACTGTTCTAGGTGGTATAGCAGGTTCTGCTCTAGGTCCCGTTGGAGCTATAGCTGGTGCATCACTAGGAGGTTGGGCAGGTGAAAAGATAGGTGGTTTTATAGGTAGTAAAGGTGGTGTGAAAATAGAACCCGCTTCAGAGGCAACTAAAAAATATCATTCTTGGTCTGGTAGAGATATGACCTCTGGAACAGGAGATAAAATTAATAAACTTTCCTCTGAGAATGCTGACATTAACAGAGACATGCAATTACAATCTCAAACATCAAAAACAGTTGTATCTACTGCTGTTGTGTCTAATAATTCTCAATCATTTATTCCTACAACAGCATCACCAAGAATCAATTCACCATTCACGCGATGGCAGGATAAAACTACTGCCTTCAGTTAAAAATAAAGGGAGCCAGGCTCCCTTTATTACTTATCCACTTGATTGATCTGAAGTGGATTCTTTTCCTTTGTCCTTTTTATTTGCTCTCTTACCACCAGCAACCTTGTCGGAACTTTGACAAATTAATTCTCCAACACCTACACTTGGAGAGGTTGCCATGGTATAGCCTGCATAAAGAAGCATAAGAAAAATTATTATAGAAGATATTGGTCTCATTTATTCCTCTGCAAGTTTTGCAAAGTAGCTGAGTGAATCATTATCATCATCAAAATCTACTTCCTCACGCTCAACCTTCTTTTGCTTTTTTGGAGATTTCTCTGCTTTTTCAGCAGCGGGCTGTTCTACTTCATCTTCATCATCCAAATCCTCAGCCTTTCGAGCTGCTCCTGAATTACCCAATACAAATTTAAGCTTCTTGGCTAATTCTTCATATGACTTGAAATTCTTTTCATCTAGAAATGCTGCAAGTGAATGCTGACTCTTCCAAATGGCTTCAATTGCATCATCTGAATCTGCAATCTCTGATGGCTTGTCAAACTCAGACTTGTCATAGTTGCGATAGTCATCAACATTACGAATCTTTAGCTTGAAGTTTGCACCCTTCCAAAAGTCAAAGGGATTGATTGGTTCTTCATCTTCAAATTGGGGATTTGTGATATCCTTGATCTTATCGAAGATCTTCTTACCGAACTTGAACAATTTAACTTGTCCTTCATTCTCCGGATTTGCTGGGTCCTTAATAATAAGAACATTAGCAATGTAAGTAAGCTTACGCTTTTGCTTACGAGCGACTTCCTTATCCGCCTCGTTACCACTGTTCCATAGCTCAGTGTTAAGCTCTGAAACTGGATCAGCCTTACCTAGTGTGGTAAGAGAATTTTCGATGTACCACTTACCGGTAGGACCCTTGAAACCATGAGACCAAATTCTTGCCCATGGTAGATCTTCACCTTGTGGAGGAGGAAGAAAACGAATAACCGCATAACCGTTACCAACCTTATCTACTGCTGGTTGCCAGAAGCGATCATCCTCTTGCTTGTAATCATTTGGCTTTGAAATTTTTTCAACTTCTTTAACTAAATTTTCAAAACCGCCGCGAGACTTCTTAAGATCAGATAGTGATTTAAAAGACATAACCTAGTACTCCTTGTATATTATTGTATTAACGTAGTTTGATTTTGTTTTGCGTTACTTCATACTCTAAATAGTCATCAAAAGAATCATCATATTCAGCCTGTGAATCTACTGGTAGATTATACACGGCTTTTCTGTATTTATCAATGAACCGTTTACCTTTTTTAGGATTTTTAATCTTTTTCTCTGTGTCCCAATTTATATTATAAGACTTCGTGTTACTCATAATAATTAACCTTTAGATCCCCTTTGTTTTTTAGTCTCTGTAGCAGAAGTTTTCTTTGCAACAGAATCTTTATTTGGAACTGCTATGAAAGGCCATTGTGCAAAAGATGTTGCCAATATCTCTTGATTTTTAGCCATTTTAACTAGAAAGTACTTGATCTCGTCTATAGTATCATTTGCTGTATTTAAATCCTCTTCTAGCTTATGATATTTTTGCTCAAGAGATGCAAGTTTCTCCTCTGATAAATTCATTATATCTCTCTTTGTTTATTTTAATAAATGGATTATACTTTTTAATTAAAAAAGATACTTCTCCCCATACTAGTTTATCATCTAATGATTTATCAAATGTTTCAACAAAACCATAAAGCCTATTTAAAATAACTAAAGTTTCCAAATTGATTTTTTTGGCTAAAAATTCTTTTAGTAGTAAAGGATGTTGATTTTGTTTGATTTGGAATATTATAGATTCATCAAATGCTTCTAAATTATGTATATTACACAAATGTTCTATATCTTGCCTAAAGGTATAAGTTAGAGACTCTATTCGCTTTTTCCATAAAAGGAATTGTTCTCTAGAGTCCTCGTTGTTGAGCGAACCCAAATCCCATTTAGGGTTAGAAACAAAATTAGAAAGAAAATAATTAATGAGTTCTTCATCTTTGTATACCTTTGCTAGTTTTTGAAACATGAATACGATATTTTTTCTACGATTGAAAGCATCTACAGATGTTCTTACTTTACCTTTGTATTTAACAATATCATAATCTGTTGTGAAGTGCATTTTCATTGCAAGGTAACATTGCCACGCCTGATAAGCATTCATTTTAGATATTTAGTTTTCCTGTTTTTTGTTTGAAATAATGTAGCTCAATTGCCTCTTTATGTAACTTCTCTTTAAGAGACTTATTGATCATCTTCTTTACAGATTCTACATCAATATCAACTTCACTACAATAGGATACTATAGTATCCAGACAGGTTGAGCATTCCAGGTTTGCTCTTTTCTCTATATAGAGAGAAAAATCATTGGGTGTGTTAAACTTTTCTTTAATTATAGTTTCTAGTATCATTTGAAAAATATAAATGCCATCAAAAATGCGTTAATAATAAAACCAAACCCAATAGTGAGAAGGTTCAAAGTGTCTTTTAAAAGAATTGATCTAATGAAGAATGCTATCAATGCTCCCCAAATAAAAATAACTAAATCTAATGGAGGTGCTTTATCAGTTACACCTGCCATTATTGCCAACATACTAGGAATCAATGATCCATGTAGTATTAAAATACCAAACCATGTAAAAGAGTCTGCAGTAATACGATTCAATTTAGTTTTGAAAAAATCCATGATGTTCAAATCAACTTTAATCATAATATTATCCTTTGTAGAAGATATGTCTTCCGATTTTGGTAATTTTTTGTTTGCCCCAGTTTGGATTGACGTAGTCTGCGTGGTAGTAGAGGGCGTCACTAAGTGACTCGAGGCGGAAACCCTCGAGTAAAACTTTTTGAGCAACAGCTTTTGATTCAGTAAAGTGAGCTTCATTGATTGGCTTTATTTTTGCTGATGATTCACAAAACCATGAGAATTGACAAATTACTTTATCGTAAAAAATATTCTTTTGATATACTACCTGGCAAATGTCAGCTGGAAATTTACCAGAGTTTGCTCTGTTCAATGTCACTTGAGCCACACCAACTTTACCTTCAAAAGGCTCAGTTGCTGCTTCATAGTATATATTTTTAGATAAACAATCTAACTGTCTTTCCCTTTCTTTCAATGTAACTATATTTTTTTCTTCTTCTTTTTGCATATTCATTTTATACGTTATAGCGTATGAACAACAGTAAATAAACGCTATACCAAATAAAATAGACAAAAAGGATCTGCCGATCTTTTCCATATCTTTCCTCTTTTTAATAGATTGACTGGGGTTAAGACTTGCTGTCTATAATTCTTTGTCTTAAAGATGATGAACTAAATGAGTGTTTTCTCTTGTTGAAATAGAGCTCTATGTGAGGCATATCATCACCAGTAAACTTTATAGTTTTATACTCCTCGCCCACTATTCTAACATCAATGGGAAGTGTTTGCAATAATAGTAACAAATCTTCCTCAGTAGAATATACAATAGTTTCGTCAACGTATTTGCAAGCACCTACTTGAATTTGTCTCTCTAGAATAGATTGAATTGGTTTATTCTTAGATGGACGATCAATTGATGGATCTATTTGAATTCCAACTATCAGATACTCACATTGTTTCTTTGCCTCTTGCAACATTGTCACATGACCAGCATGAAACAAATCAAATGTTCCACATGTAAAGCCTACTCTCATTATGTCTCCATATAAAGAAAGAAGATTGCTTGGGTAATAAGGTGCAATCTTCAAAACCCCATGAAGAATTAAGCTGCTAGCTTAAGATCCTCATAATATGCATCATTTGCATTTATTAATTTTGCTCTGCTTACGGCAGTCGCCTATCGTGCTGTCCACTCCAATACTCTTTGTCCCGTCGATACCATGTCTGGCCCATTAGGAAGTAGTTTGACAGAAGATCGATCCAATTGGCTGTTAATCGCTTCTGCTTCAGGTTGCCAAACCTTTTAACTAACAAACTACTTTCTGGTGGACCAGGCGGGAGTCGAACCCGCGTCCGCAACACTTTTCTCTTTGCTTCAAACAGCAATTCTTTTAAAACTATTCGCTACAAATTCGCTCTCGTTGAATAGAGCCATCATAACTTTGTGTCTCACGCCACTGTGAGCAGTATGGTTGACGCTCAACGTAGACTGGAGGTTGATACTGTGGTTGTACTACAACCGGAGGTGAATTTCTAGAATTTAGAATGACTGCAGTCGTTGCAGCTACAGCAACAGCTGGAATCCAGGGGTTCCAGTAACCGCGACTATATCCACCATGGTGGTGTCCATGACCATGGTAGCCACCAGCAAAAGCACTCGATACAAATGCAAGGGCAATCACACATGCAAGAACATATTTACGCATTTTAAATCTCCTTTTTAAGGTCACATTGATATTGTAACACAAAAATATGCCTATGTCAATGGGTTTTTTCGTAGATATCTCGATATTTTAACAGTTCTTTAACGAAATTGTCTCTTTTTTCGATAAAAACCTGTGGTTTTTCGTCATCTACAGCTATCATCACTACTAACTTATTTATTGGTACAGAGGTTAGTTCCTCATACATTATAGCATAGGCAGCACATTGCATAAAATAGTTTGCAATCATACTTTTTTCCTTCAACTTATTTGAAGTTTTAAAATCGATTACACTTAATCTGCCTTGATGTTCAGCAATACAATCAACTGTACCAGCCATTCTCAGGTGATGCGAATAAAGAGCAGTTTCTTGTAGATGAATATGATTTATATCATTTAAAATTGGTATAAAATTATCAAAAAATTCTTTAATGAATGGATCAGCTAGAGGAACTGGAGAATTTCTAAGATATTTTTCTATAAATGAGTGAGTTCTTGTTCCTCTTCTAGCTGCTCGACTACTAATTTCATTTGCAACTTCCTCACCTACAGCTTTTCTCCAGTCCTCTATTGCACTTCTATTATACTCACTCAATACAGTGGTGACTGAGGGATAGAAAACACCCTCAGTCACCTCATATAATCTAGTTCCATTCAAGTTACATTGTTTAATTTGTGGTACTTGCACATGCTCATGAATAAAGTTTGTCACTGTTCTAGTATACTCCTAATCTTATTGTAGTATTTGATTCTATCATCTAAACCATTAGTTCCACCATTGATTCTCTTGGTGAGAGTTATATTATCACATGAATCCGCATACTGATTCAATCTATTCTTTTTCCAATACCAGCATGCTGAAAGTACAGCATACTCTGGTGACGATACCATTTCTGGATTATTTACTATAGTATCGTCACCCATTACATCCATAGAGAAACTGGTATAGTTTGCTCTACCGGTTAGTTGTATTAGTCCTCTACCACGAAATCTCCAGCCGTCTCCAGATGCCTCGTCACCATTACCAATTCTATTGGCATAAACTCTGTTGGCAATTTCCTCTGGTTTTCTAGCATATTGAGCTGCTAAAGCTTCTGTAGGAAAGTATCTAGGAAATACTTTCATTAAACCTTCTTTACTATAGTTTAAATTTTCCTCTAGAAATTTAAATCCAGCAGATTCATGCATGCATTGAGACAGAAAGGCAGACACTCTCTCGATTGTATTAATATCATATCCCTCTATAGGTAAAGCCAATGCTAGGGCATCAAACCATTTATCAGTGTCTTTAGTAACACCTATACTTCTTAAATCATCTTCCGTAAATTCAAAGTTAAATTCAGACATGTTTTTCCTCGTATTCCAATCTGGCTAAAATATATTGCTTGACAAGATCAGATCTAACTATATCGTGTGTGTCAAATTCGACCATTCTAAAACCCTTGATCATTTTGACTATCTCTATGAATTTCTTTAAACCAGATACATCATGTCGTTTATTCAAATCTGTTTGTCTAAAATCACCACAGAAAATAATCTTTGAATTGTTACCAACTCTAGTCATTATAGTATTGATCTCTGCATCATTTAAATTCTGACACTCATCTACTATAATGATAGAATTGTCTAGAGTTAGACCTCGTAAAAAAGAGGTGGTGACAAAGTTTATCATATGTTGTTCTTGCAAGCGTTGAAATGCATCGTATTTATGTAGAAGATCCGCGCAAATCTCCTTGTATGGTATCTGATACACTTCATTTTTTTCTACTGCATCTCCGGGAAGATAACCAATCTCTCTAGCTTGCACAGCAGATCGAACTATGATTATTCTCTTTTTCAATGAAGGTTTCTGTAGAGCCTCCTTAAGAGCTTTATATAATGCTATATAAGTTTTGCCTGTGCCCGCTACACCATGAAGCATAATTAATCGTTCATTTTTATCATATGCGTCAAAAAATATTTTTTGATTAATTGTTAGCGGCACCACCTCTTTAAGATCCTCAAATTGAATCTTTAATCTATTTGATAGAGTTAGTTTAGGCTGCTTTTGTTCTAGTTTTTCTTGTCTTTTAGCCATACAATCCTCGAAAGTAAAAAAGGACACAGAATATCTGTATCCCTCTTTTAAGTTGATTTATTTTAAAAACATTAAAATCATCTAGAAAGTTTATCTTTCAGATTACTTCTTGGTACTCTCTCTGCTATTTTCGATAAGACCTCCCTGAAACCTTCATCTGGTTTTCTTATTCCTATTCTGACTGAGTCAGCAATACCAGAGTAACCAACACATTTCTTCATTGCAATAGTACCACAATGAGGACATGGTTCTTTCTCTGGCTGTTCTCGTTCAGCTATTGTTTTTATATGAGTAGTTACTTCATTACATGATTCACATTTATATTCGTATAGTGGCATATTTTCAATTTAAGTTGGTTTAAACCAATAAGGCACTGGGCGATTAGTCCATTTAGCAAAACCTGCCTTATCCCCGATGTAATAATTTCTATAAGAAGTTATAGAATCATTCATTACCTTATATGTATCAGGCATCGCTGGTGTAGGTTGAGTAAATTTACCAATTCCTTTATTCATTAACTTGATTGGTACATTTCTAATTAGAAAAGAAGATAGTCCTATAACTTCTACCTTATGTACTTTGGTATAGCGGTGAGTGTATTCTTTACAGAGATTGTATAGTAGCATTGCTAGCCACATGTAATTAGTAGATGATTGCCTTACCCAAAGTGCCGATGGATGATTAATATGAGTAGCTTTATATAACAAATTATCAGAGGTAGAGTCTGGTAAACGCCATACCTTTACATTGCGAAATTTACTGGGAGATTTTTTAATTTCCCTACGCTCTATTGTCTCTTTACCATCAATTACTCTATGTGCAGTGCTGAGTAATTGAGCATATTCTAGAATCATTTTAACTACATGTTTGTTGCAATGCATTTTAGCACATGCCTCTACATCATGATCTAGATAGAAAATATTCATTAGTTTACTCTCTCTACTGTCTCTAGAATCTTATTACAAAGTTCATGTTCATGAATAGAAAAAAAGGCAAAGTTAATTTTTGCCATACATAGACAATTAATTACATGAAGAGGATCAATAAACTGTAAACTTCTTTTAGTAATGTTTTTCTCTAACATAGAGAACATATTAAAAGCCTTGACAGCTAGATCTATTTCCTCGTCAGTATATAACTTTAATGTGAACTCTTTATTGTTTCTTGGAAATTTGATTACTTTAGCTTGCATAGAAATACTCTTTGACTAGACCAATCAAGTATAGCACAGATATAACTGTACTGACAACAATTAAGCTATACTTTCTCCACATGATTCCTACAATGATCCAGCACACGTTTCCTGCTAGGGAAAACCATACATTAAGTGGAAAGATATTGAAGCTAGTGAGTACCACTCCTACTAGAAGTATAGCAGTACTTACCCACTCCATTACCTTGTCAAACTTTTTCATAGTTCAACTAGTTGAAAGGTATAACCATGCTCAAATACCTCATTATTCCAGTAACCTCGTGGATTGCAGATCACTCGAGTGTCACCCACATTATAATCTGCTGGCTTATGAGTATGACCATGAAACCAGTAGCGAATGTTTTGATTCTTCTCGATCAAGTCACTAAGATCAGACACATAAGCACCATTGACTAGAGTGTCATTTCTATATTGAGGATGTACACTTTGAAATGTAGGACCATGGTGAGTAACCACAACTACATTCTTATCACTAAACTTCTGTAGATTCTCATTTAGAAAGTCTAGAGTTTTTAGATGAGTCTCTGCAATATCCTCTGGAAATAGACGACGATAATTATCCTTTGCAACACGAATAACATTGTAGTCGTTCATTACTCTACGACATTGCCACATTGTTAGTGGATCGAACTTATTAAAATCTGTCCATAGAGTAGCACCTAGAAAAACCACATTATCGATGCAGACATACTCGCGCTCTAGAAGATTGATGTTGTCTAGATGTGATAGAGCAGCCTTTAGAACATCATACGTTTGATCAAACTTACCACTATAATGCTCATGATTGCCTAGAACATAAACAATGTTAGGAAATTCCTTGTCGATACGCTCAAAGAAAGGTAGAAACCTTTCGACCTTGCTAGCAAGGCATGCATCGCCTGCAATGACTAGTACATCCACATCTTCTTTATTTTTTAACTCTAGATCACCAAACTCTAAATGAATATCCGAAACTAAACCAATTTTCACAGTAGTACTCCTAATTTTTTATAAATGTATTCATTAAGTAGAGTATCTATATTACCACCAAGCTTTTTTGTCTCGTAAATTTTAATGAGTAGCGTTTCATCGTCATCTATATCTTGGATATATGGTAAAGTTACCTCATATCCTCTACGCTCTAGCTCATGTTTTAAATCGGAGGAATCTATTTCAAATAGATCTACCTCCACCTTTACTAATACACCCATTACTTAATATCCTTTGATGAATCTGCTACAGTTTTGTCCTCTCGAATCTCTACGAATACTGGCAGAAACAGTGACTCCTGCCCAGTCTTTTTGTCCTTAATTCGAGCATTGTACTTAATAGCTATGATCTTGCCGATTATCTCTCGTGTAATTGTATCACGATCAGCATCACCAAATCCAGTACCTACAGAGACTTTAATAACTTTATCCTCAGACGCTAGAACTAAATTACCTAGGCGCTTAGAATTCTTACCAGATCCATACTCCCAACCTATGCACCTAAGATCACACTCAAGCTCACCTTTAAACTTAATCTGTGTCTTAACGCGCTTAGCCTCCCAGATACCTTGCTTATCTTTTAGAATAATACCTTCCTCACCTTGATTGAGATATCTCTCAAAGAGACCATTTGCCTCCTCTAGATTATCTACAATTGTAGAGACAATCAATCTAGTTTTATTTTTTGGCTTAGGTGGCAAAATCCTCCATAGTTCGTAGAGATTGTGGTATCGTTCTTCATATGGTGTGGTACATTTATTCTTGTAGAAATCTACAAGAGGAATTACATCCCAAAGTGAACATCGTACAAAGCTAGCCTCTTTTTCAGAGATAGTACCCTTGACTGCCTTGTTTAGAATGCCGTTACCAGTTTTTCGATTGAGTGTATCGCCGTTTTTATCAATGACCAGGAGTTCACCGTCAAAAACAAGATTGTCACCGTTTGCTAGAAGCTTAAATTCTTCCTCTAGATGCCCTAGTAGGTCGATCTCCTTACCGTTTCTAGAACGAAATTCTACTTTGCCGTTTTTACAGATCGCGTTAAAGCGCATTCCATCCAGCTTGAGTTGGACGATTGCCGGGAACTTGATTTTTTCAAGTAGTTTCTCGTCGAAGCTGGAAGCCAACATAACTGGGTATTCTGGGATGAGACCTTTCCAAATCTTATTCGCTGTTGCCTCTGATACTCCGCAGCGCAGATCTCGCTTAATGACTTTTTCAATGACACTGGCATCTTCCTTTGACAATGATTTAAGAATTAGTTGTAGATGATTGATTGCATCATTTCCAGTTAGTTCCCGAGTACTAAAGCGAGTCAGTTCAGTCAGAGCCCAGTCTAGACTAAACGGACGAAGTGCCTTGGGTGTAGAAGAATAGTCGGGAATCTTCTTGATGTAGAAATTGATTGTGGGATTCAACGCCAACTCTACCACTCGCTTTAGAGTGGTATTGTCGATATTCTGCCGAAGAATACTCTCTTTTGCTAGGCGAGAGGATGTTTGCTCTAGCTGCAGCAGAATATCATTGCAATTCATTTAGTTCATCCTTTTGTGTGCGATACTTACGCTTGTAAGTCTTTTTGAGTGAAACCACACGCTGCTTGTACTTACCTGATGTAAGCAACTCACGCGCATAAGGATCCCGTAGCTTAAACGTCTTGCTCATTTTTCCCTCGTTAACCGTTTTAATGGCGAACTGCAGATGATTCATATTCTTCTGCAGCGAGCATAAGCATTTCATTTTCAGCTTCCTGCAGAATAACATCGGCGAATCGTCCGCAGAAATCCTGAAATGCCTGGCTCTTTAACATTTCTTTAGTTGCACCTGCTTTTACTGCAAGACGGCGAAGTTCCTTGTTCATTATGTCTCTCTATTCGACAATCAATTGATCGGTGAAATATTTAAAATCGCTGTAGTACATATGCACTGCATTCTCAAACTCAAACGTCTTGGGGCAACATGTCGGCGAATACCAATACTTTGCAGGCATGTCAGCATCAAAAAGATACGTCATGTACCGGTCAACTACTTTAACTTTTATCGTCATCATGCTGCTATTATACATGAACTAAACTATTTGTCAAGCACTTTTTACTTCTTTAATCATGTCTACGTAGACAGACACGTAAGAAGAATTGCAGAAAAAATCCTTCTGAAAGAAAGACATAGCTTCATTCTCATTTACAGCATCATAGTCAGCAACCATGTCCTTACCTGAAGGACTCACATAAAAGTATACGCGGTATTTTTTCATGGTTAGTAGATCATTACAGTGTTACCCAACAAATCGACCTGCACCTTCACCATCTTATATTGCAGATTATCATCATATACTCTGATATTATCGACAAAGCTGGAGAGTTTCTTACCAGACTTAATTACAGAGCCGAGAATTGTCAGTGCAGATTCCACTGCGACTCGATGCGTGATAGTACAGATATTAGTTCACCAGGTCAATCTGGACATCCACGCGAGTATTCTGCATTTTATCATCATAAACCATCACGCCAGAAGCAAAGCCAGTAATCTGATTACCAGCAGCAATGCTAGAGGACAATGAGATCATAGCAGATTCAATAGCAGCACGGTGATTTGAGGTGCAAATATTGGGCAGTTCGCAGACTCGCATATACATGCCAAACCCGTCAACCAGAACACGGATTTTCTGAGAGTTCTTGACACCAGGGAACATCACTTTAGTTCGCACATTCATCTCCGTTGAAGTATGTTACCATTATACATGGTTATAACTAAATGTCAAGCATTAGTTTCGCGGTAATTCTACGATTTGAGCTGGATACTGGGTCGGAAACTACTAGAAAAACGCTCTGTAGCGCCCAAATTTCCATAACTCATTGATTTTCTGGTGTTTTCTAGTTTTTTCTAGTTTTGAAAAAGTGCTTTAGAATCAATGAGATGGCAGTTCCGCGGAGAATTCCTCGAGTCGATTTTTTACTCGATCATGCTCCTCTCGTAACATCAGAATGTTTCTCAATTGCCCTGGACCTGCGTCACCGAACAATGAACACTCAGAACGATATTGAGAAACACTCTCACGTAGATTTTCTCTCAGGTAGTCTAGATTTGTCATACCATATTCATCTGGCTGCAGCCAGTAATCGAGAAACTCCTGCTTGGTCATGCCAATTTGTTCAGACATCAGATCTGATCCAGAAATTCCTTCAGTTCCTCTACACTCGTGAATGCCCTAGAGCCATGCCGACTAGAGGTAACCACCATGAAGTTCTTATTGTAGATGTCTACTGTACAGTCAAGAGTTCGAGGTCGACCGAAAGTTACTGACAAATACTTTCTGCCTTTCTTGTTCATGTGCTCACCTGTGAGAACGCCATATGGTGCATTGAAGTTGTTATGTCGCGCCCAGTGAGCGATTGATTCCTGAATCTCTATGCTTTTCATATCTACTCCGAAATTTGATACTTATCGACAGTCAGTCCCATTTCGATCAGTTTGTCGGCATATTGATTAAACCATTGCATGGCTTTGAGAGTCTTAATAGAATCCTTGGCCTTGATACTATCCTTTGCCATCACCTGATAAACCAGCAGAGCGTTAATGTTAGAACTAAGTTCTTTGGCAGTCTTCTTACTAAACTTCATTTTTACATTCCAGTTTGACAATCGATGCTGCTATTATACAGGTTTCAAACTATTTGTCAAGCCTTTTTTCGTGACCGGTAAACCGGTACCGGCTTGCGATACTCCTCAACCGTTCCATTTTTGTAGTATACGTAACAATAAACTCCGCCTACATTAACAAAATTAACAAAAGTGGTTTTTACATCTTGCGGGTTTTTTCCATATATTTCCGGAACTTCAGTTCCGTCCAAATTGGACACCCTGCACCACCTATCACCGCAGCAGGGACAGTCTAATTCAGAATCACAACCATCAAAATATATTCCTATTTCTTCGGCGCGCTCATTCGCTAACTCCGGAGAATCTGCTTCTATGATCACATACTCACTGACCTTTTCATCGAAATCAAACCCACCACCCGAGTTATTTTGGCTAAAAGTGAAAAACATTTCTATACCTTTCTTAGCGTTGACCGGGTTCGCGACTACGTCCGGGCTCGAAATAATCAGCAAA